TGCCGAATGCGATCCGCTGGCCCGCATCCTTTTTGCTGGCCTGTGGACGATGGCCGATCGGGAAGGGAAACTGGAAAACCGCCCCAAAAAACTCAAAGCCGAATTACTCCCGTATGACGAATGCAACATCTCCGACCTCTTGCTGCAATTGAGCCAATTTGGATTCATTGTGAGATATGAAGTCGAAGGTGAGAACTACATTCTGATTAACAACTTTCAGGAGCACCAACGGATACATCCAAAAGAGCCGCCCAGTGTGATTCCTGACCCGGAGTATATACAAAACCGCGTTTTGTCGCGGCAAGACGTGGAAATTCCCGGAAATTCCGCACCCAAAAATGCTATTCCTTCTTCTCCTACTTTGCCTACTAAGCCTTCTTCACCCCCTACCCCCAAGGGGGAGGCGGGCGCGTTTGAAAAGTTCTGGCAGGTTTACCCGAACAAGCAGAAAAAGAGATACGCCGAACAGATTTGGAGCCGTAAAAATCTGGATTCCAAGCTGGACGAGATTATTCGCGGCGTCGAAATGTACAAGAAAACCCGCCAGTGGCAGAAGGAAGACGGCGCTTTTGTTCCGCACGCATCCACGTTTCTCAATCAGGAACTCTGGTTGGATGAACTGAGCGAAACCGGCGTGCCTCTTGGAAAGAAAACGTTCTGGCAGCGGGCTCAGGATACACCATTGGTGCATATCATCATCGACGGCGTGACCCAGCAAGCCCAAGGCCATGAACTCCAGTGGGACGACGTAGCCAAGGTCTACTACTGGCATGGGCTGACGCTGTACCCGGATCAAGTGAAAATTCCGGAGGCCGTGTCATGAGCCTTTACCGCCAAATCCGCAACAAGACCCGAACCGAACAAGCCGAGATTCTCATGGCTCGGGGATTGACCGCAGAGCAGGCGGAAGACTGGTTGATGAATTGGGAGCGGTGCCGAAAGTTGGCGGATCCCAAAATCAACCAGGGGCCGAAATTCACAGAGAGTGAGCAATGGAAGCAGATCCAAGAAAAGGCAGTGAGGTTGGGCCATGCGACAAAAAAAGGAACCGACAAATGACTTTTACCATGTGGAAACCGCTGAAGCCGTCGAAAAAATGTACCAGTCCCGGTATTGCTTTGGGTGTGACAAGCCTTACCAGAAGGAATACCGGAAGCAGATGTATTGTGAAAAATGCAGGAGAGGACCGTGGAAACACCCCAGATGAACCCCGTGATTAAGCGCTGTGGCGAATGTGGCGAATTGTTCTATACCACCATGCCGCGGTTTCCTGCGATCTTCTCCCCACCCGAAGCCCCGGCCCTCATATCCAAGGCAACCTGCTGGATGTCTTGGGTGGCGGCTGCCGGGTCTTCAATTGCGGCTGCCGAAGCGCTGGTGAGGAATGCCGGTGCATCACTTACAACACTTTAAGGTGCCCTGCGTGCGGTGCCTGCGTCTGCAACAAAATCGACAAATGGCAGCGCGAAGGCAAGCTGATAAAGGTGGATGACCCGGTATTTGAATTCGTTCACAAAGACTATGCAAGGGAATTGACCAATGAACAACCAAGATAAATATATATCTGCTGAGACAGAGCAGCCGGACATCTGGAGCCAGGTTTATGAGTTGGAAGCTTCTGAAACTCCCGTCTTGAAACAGGCCGGGCAGCTTCTCCGCAAGCTTTATCTGGAAAACTTCACCCTGCGAGAAATCGCGGTCAACCTCCACTGGATGGCCCGCCGCTACGCCGATGGCCGAATGACCTACGCGCCGGGCATGGTCAATAATGCCGTCCGGCAATTACAAGCTATGGGCGTCAAGCTGAACATCTGCGGTGAGTGCACGCCCTGGGCCAGGGACGGCATGGGGCCGGGTTACTCGGGGATTAGCCGGGAAGAATACGAGATGGGCGAGCCCCTTGATGGCTGGAACAGCGCTGCCAACACGGAAGAAGTTAAAGCGCTGGCCGCTGAGAATGAAAGGCTGAAAGATGAAATCGCTTACATCCAGGAATGCATGGTTGAGCGGGCGGATGGGCTGTACGAATGGCGTGGTATCGGAGCAATAGGAGAAAGCGACAATGTCTGAATATGAACGCATGAAAGCTGACTATGACCGGGTGGCCGAGAAGCAACGCGCTAAAACTGTTGCGGAATCCCCCGAAATGGCTGCCGCCCAATCCCGTATAAGGCAACTTGAATCGGCTTTGGAGTTTTACTCTTATTCCATTTGGGGTCTTAAAGCGGCGTCAGTAGGCGGTTGCACTCCGCCGGTGATGATAACCGAAGTCATCAAAGACAAGGGCGCAGTAGCCCGGAAAGCCCTCAAAAACCCACCAAGTAATGAGAGGGAGCGGCCAATCTGCCAGTCCATTACCAATTCAGCCGAGAAAGCGGTGATTGATGCGGCGAAGGTGCTGGAAGTGATTAGCAGCATAAGCCCTTATGACGCCGCTGACGAAGCCTTTAACAACAACGCTGAAGATGGAGCAAAGGCCATGAAAGACATGATCTGGGATGCCGTCCAAGCCCTTCAGGAGGATAAACAATCATGACCCAATCAGATCTAGTAGTAGAGAATGCCCGGTTGCGCAGTTTGCTGCGGGATATCGAGCAATGGGAAGCCGATTGGGTGGATGCTGATGAATGCTGGCGGACAGACTCCGGGCTGCCCATCTTGAACCAAGAGCTTTACGACCGCTGGTGTAATCAGCCGGATTGTCTCCAACAGCGCCGGTATGATCTCCTCTCCCAAACCCCTAACCCAGATCCTATACAGAGGGAAGATGAAAGGCTGAGGGCTGAGTTGGACGAATCACGCGCATTTCTCATGGCCCTGCATACCCGAGTAATGGCCCGCCCCCTGTCAATTGAGCTTCAGGAGAGTATCACTCGGCATTTGGAAAAGCAGGGCTACACTTTTGAGTGGAACCCGGAAATTGGCTACGTGATGACCGGACGTCCGGAAGCCCTCTCCACTACTAACCTGTTGGATTCTGTTGGAAGGGAAGGGGAGCAACCGTGAAAAGAGTATTTGCACGTCTTGATGTAGTAAAAGCGCGCGCGGAAGCAGCCAAACCCGGCCCGTGGTATTACGGAACCGATTCTTGCGATTGTGGAGGTGGCTATCCTTGCAGTCACCCGTCATGGGCTTACGAAATTAAACGGCTAGACGACCAACCCGATCCCAACTGGAAGCCTGAAAACTACCAATTCCACAAGTCGATCAGCGGGAAGTTCATCCGCCCCGTTGCTGAAGATATGACTGCCGATATTGAAGATGGCGCGTTTATGGCCTTTGCGCGTGCTGATGTTCCAGCCCTAGAAGCCGCCCTTCGGATTGCTGCTGAAGCGTTGGTGGCAAGAGGGGATGAAAAAACGCTCCGTGCGATTGGCCAAGCATTAAAGCCCATCAAAGAAGACAGAAGGTGGTAGCCCAATGACAACAGACAAAACCCCCACCCTCCCAGATCCTATCCTTAATCTTATAAAGGCAGCGGTGAAGGCTCCGCACGGGCCCAGTTGTAACTCAATGCGTCCCGTCCAACCGAGACTGAAGACTGGAAAGCCCTGCGACTGCTGGAAGGAAATCCTGGAATCCCTCCCCAAAGAATATCTTGCTAGGGGAGGGGAATCGTGAGCGCTGAAACCGCAAAAGTACCATTGGTGCCCCTGGATGACCTGCTGAATCTGAAAGCAAAACTGGAAGCCAAGGAAGCCGAGCTGGCCGAGCTGGACAAATGCCGCCGATCCCAAGACCGCACCATTTCCCTAATGAAGCGTACTATCAAAAAACTGGAACGCGCTTTCCTAGGGGAGGAGCAGCGGCATGGGAAGACGAAAACACACTTGGCTCTAGAGCAAGACTACATCGCAACCCTGAAAGAGGCCATTAAGGGAGAAAGAGAGCGCGCCCTTCAGCAGGTTTTGGAACTCATCGACAGCCAAACCCACACCTCAGAACTCGGGGACCCCTACCGGCATATGCGCTCTCTGGTAGAAACCCTACAAACAAAGGAGACTCAATAAATGGATCCCATCACAACTCTCCTCACCATCATGCTTTCCACCCATATCTACACCGGCCAGATCATTGGCATGATGGACTATGAGCATTTATGCAGCAAGACCCATTGCTTGATTGGTGGGGCGGTCTGGGTGGTGAAATCGTCCAGCGGGCAGATAGGGCCTTGTTTTCCCATTAGTTATACGGTGTATGCCCGGCAGCGCGTAGGTGACTTTGTGTATAAGGAAGCGGGGTTATGCAAATGAAGCGGATCAAAAAGGTTCTGGCGTGGTTGCCGGTTATCTGGAAAGACGAGGACTGGGGAGAGCATTTCATGGTCCGGCTCCTCCAGTTCAAGCTGAAACGAATGGCAAAAGCCTTGGAGAACGGCCACACCCAAAGCGGCCCCTACGATGCCCACAAGATCCGGGTTGTCTGTGCTCACTTTGACCGTTACTTGGACATCTGGAAGTTTCACAAGGTGGAATTCCTCTGCCCGCACGATTTGTTTTCAAAACCCGACTGTGACTGCCCCCGCTGGATCAGCCGTCGTGATTTCCAAATGTGCAAGCGGCAGCGGGAAATTGAAGATTGGCACTGGAGCGAAGCGTGGCGAAAGATCAGCCGCTACGGGCAAGGATGGTGGGACTGATGTACCAATGCTTCATTTACCAGACAGACGAGAAAGGGGAATGCTTGGGGCTTGGCTCGTCTGAATCCCTTCCAGAAGCAATCTGTAAAGCCTTCTTAGTTTATAAATCAAAAATTAATAGAGAGGAGAAGTAATGAGCAGGGTTCTCGACATCGAGACAAATGAAATGCGCCATTGGGCTTGCGTTAAAGCCTGCCGGGCTGTCCTGAGCCAGCTTAAAAAGGACGGAGTGATCTATGACTTCCGCGACACTAAGCGGTTTGACCCTATGAGGCCCATAGACCCATCCACTTGGGAGGATCGAAACGGCCGCGACTTTCTGATAATGATGCAGCTGCCGAACGGCGCGGTTTTTGAAATCCCGGTTCAGGCGAAGTCCTCACTACAGAAGGTTAAAGAGCACAACGATCTTCCCGGTCAGCACATCCACGCCGTAACTAATCAGCAGGGGTGCGACCTGATGGACCAATTCATCACGATTATTGACCGGTACAAGCCGCCGAAACCAAGAGACCGACTGTCAGCGGTTGAATTCCCTACGGACGGCAGCAAGGTTATCAACGAATACAATCTGCCTGAAGATGCCGTTGATTTGCTGGTTAAAGCCTATTACCGGCAAGCGCCACGGACTGACCTAGCAGACGAGCTAAACAGAAAAGGCTACCGACTCCCTAGGGGTGGCGAAATGACTGCCTGCGGGCTCGCACAGATGGTTGGCGCGCAGTGGTTTCAAAGGGTACTGAAAAGACTAGGGAAAGAACCTTATATTTAATTAAACAAAGAAAGGATTTGAGGAAAGATGACCTACCAATGCCTTCCCTGTTCTCTCGAAAAAGGAAGAGAACCCAGCCGGGATTCCAGTTGGATCATGAAGCGTTGTTCGGTTTGTGGACAAGTCGCAGCAGTTGTTGAAGTAATGGAGGAGAAGTAACATGGCAACCGAATCCAAAGAACTCCGCATGATGCTCGGCCCCCGGATGCACCGGAAGCTAAGCGCCTATGCCAAAGAAGATGGGATGACCCTCACCGCCTATGTCCGGTCGGTCTTAAAAGCTCATACCCTTCAAATGGATGAAATCCTCTCCAAAGAAGACCCTCAAGAGCGCGCCTATGGCCTGCCCTTTGGCTTCTGAGCCTTCATATACTCAATGGCAGCCCGCTCATCCACCATGACATAGGCCATTGTTGTTTTTATATCCGAATGTCTCAAGGTCTTTTGAATGATTGGCAACGGCACCCCTCTGGCTACGTTGACCGTAGCAAATGTTCTCCGCAGGCCATGCGGGGAGACTTTGACATTCGCTTTGGCGGCAATACGCTCTATCCTTCGCCCTAATCCTCTGGCGTCCAAGGGTTTACCGGTTTTGGCTACCAGGAACGTCTTGGCTCTGGTTTTGGGACGGACTTCCAGCCATTCATGGAGTTGCTTGGCGAGCGCCGGGGCAATCCCGATGGTTCCGTTTTTATGGCCCTTCCCGTCAATGACATCGATTTCCCCATCCGACAGGCGCACATGCGACAATTCCAGCGCTCGGATCTCCCCCGATCTCAGCCCGGCATAACAGGCCAGCGCGATAATCGTTTGGGTTAGAACCGCATCCACTTCTTTCCTGTTGGATTTGTAGCCTTCGTTTAACCGCATCATCCGTTTTAGCGCCTGTTCCGTCAGAACGGTTTTCTTGGGTGGGAAGATTCGCTTGGGTTTGAGCTTTCTGGCCTCCAGCAAATCCACTTGAGTCTTGAGCCCTTGCCGGATTAGGAATTGCGTAAAGGAGCAAACCGCCTTGTATATCTTCTCCCGCTTGCTGAAGTAACACCGCTTCTCCTCATAATTCGGGGGAAGAGCGCAAAGAGCTTCCTTCAAATACTCTGGAGTGATGGCAGAAATACACGGCTTCATCTTCAAAACATCCCAGTAGCAGGTCATTCCATATTCCGACCCCTCTAGCGCCCGTTGCCCCACTGCTCTACCGGAGTGGTACCCATTGGCCTGTTCTGTCATCCACTGCCGATACAGCTTGGCATAATCCGCTTTCTCGGTGTCTTGCCCGGCCAGCTTGGCGCGGATGGAGTCAGGGCAAACCCGCCAAGCCAATCGAGAGCCCCTTGCGTGTTGCTCTGCCCTAATCAGCCCAGCTTCAGCCCACCGGCGAATCGTCGCGCGCACCGGGAACCCTTCAATCTTCTCAGCCTCATCTATGGGAATCATGCCCCGAATCCTATCAAAAAGTTTCGGATCATTTTTATGGACAACCGGATCGCTTTTTACGCTTTACTTTTGAAAGAATTTGGGCGCTGACGGGCTCGAACCGCCGACCCTCTCCTTGTAAGGTAGTGGTACTTTTGGCCGGAAAACCTTGGGAGAGAAGGGTCTTCATAAACGGATATTTCTTCCCATGATCCGAAAATGGGATCATTAAAAATCCGCAATAAAAAACCCCGGCTTTTACACCGGGGCTGACAATTAATATGAGGAGAGAATTGGAGAGACGAGTTTAATCCACTAGTTTTAGTTTCCGTTCAAATGGCACGTGGAAGCCACAATTTGTAACAGCCACAGGGCCTTCAAGATGGCAAACGCCGACAGCCAGGCTTTCCAGCAGTGGACAGGCAATGCTTTTACAGAAATACGTGCAGGTGTAGCACTGGTCTGTGTCTTCAATGTGGGTTTCTCCGGCTTCTTGGAACATTCACGCCAATACCAACTTGCATAGGGCCTCGTATTTCAACTGGTCTTCCTCGTCTAGCTCCACTTGGTTGAGCCGAGCGAACTCCCCGTAGTATTTCAATGCTGCCAAGTTGTACGCTAGTGCCGCTTGTTTTGGGCACTTGTGGAAACCGAGTGAGATTTGGCGGCGATCGACAACTATATAAGCTCTATATGCGCCGAGTTTTTTTGACCATGACACCCCTTTATAGCCAGAGGTGTTATTCCGTCTGCGCTGTTTCATGTTGCGGATGTTTTCGGTATTGGAGCAAATCCGAAGGTTTGCCTTCCGGTTATCCAGCTTATTCCCATTGATATGGTCTGTAATCATCCCCTCTTCGGAGAGGATAAATCGATGCAGGTGGACAAGTCTTTTCTTTGCTTTCCCGTCGGCATGAACGGTTATCCAGCGCCCTGCATAACCCCTTGAGGTGATAAACCACTTCCAATGCTTTACCCTGTCGTAATCCTCCGCATCAATGATTGCTACAGCCCCTTTGGTAAGCGGAAGAAAAACGATGTTATTATCGTCCATGTCGATATCTCCTATACAGATATTGGCCAGCCCTAGGATGTTAGCCGCATCGCTAGGGCACCTTTCTATTCTACCTAAAGTACAAGCCTGCATAAAGCCTCGTATTTGAGCTGATCCTCTTCGTCAATCCCGTGCCAAGAGGGTAATCCGAAGATCTGAACGGCGGAAAACATAAGCTTCCGTTTAATAGGGCCTACTCCGGCTTCTCGCATCAGTCTCCCAAACATACGATTACACTCAGTGAAGGTCCATGACCTAGAAGCCTCTTGCCAGATCCCCCCCCTCTCCATCTGAAAAGACCCTGTAGGCAAAATGCTCCGACCAGTCCCTTTTCTATGCCAGAGAAATTGCCAATCGTGAATCAAGGCAGCGGTTCTGTGCTTACCATCCGGGAGAAATCCTAGGCTCCAAGCAATTTGCGGAGTGCTGGCAACGTCTGTTTTAAATCCAGCGGGGATCCTAATGCGAAAAGTGCGGCCGTCTTTTTCCCATTTGTACGTAAAGGTTTCAATCAGTTCATACAGGGGTTTGCCGTTGGCGGTTTCGCCGATGAGGTCGAGTTTAGGAGTAAAGGGCATCTCTTGTCTCCCTGATCGGGGTGTGAACAAAGACCGTGATATCTTCTTCCGAAATGAAAGGCTCACATTCGCAGCAGCGGTCATCGATATGGCAATCCTCTTCGCCGATAGGGAAGATATGAGAGAAGATCATGGCTTGAACCGCCGCTTTGGTCCCGTATCCAGATGCGTCCAGCCGGAAGTTAACTCCAAACCACCTCTCCAGTCTTTCAACAGGCTTTGCGTTACCTTGGGAGATACGCCCTTCACCACAAAATCAGCCGCCTGCCCTCTCATATGGTAGGAATTGGGCGCTCCCCCGATCTTCCGGTTATGTTCTGGACATCGGTAGCCGCTGGTAATGGTGATGGGTTTATTCCCATGAAGCTTGCGGACATCTTCCATGACCCGTGCAATGTCTTGGATGTTATGCAGAGCGGTGGGCGGGATCTCGCACTGGCCGCACTTGCACAGGAACTCTCTTAACTTGAAGTGTTCAGAGAGGTTCATATTGGGATCGATCATTCAGGCTGTTCTGCTCTCCACGTTGCATCCAGCTCAGGCAGGATGTAGCTGTATTTCGTGAAATGCGTCCAGAGTTCGGCTTTCACGTCATCGCCGACTTTCGTAAAAACCTGCATCGGAATCGGCATGGCCACCCGGCCATCCACCGGGTGAATGGTGGGCTCGGCGTAGCGCTGGGTGCCGGATGCATTGGGATAGTGCATCTTGTAGTCGGCAAAGACCTTTTTCATCTTGGCGCTGCCCTTGCTCTGCACCGTTTCAAAGCTCTTGTTCAGCGCGTTAAAAGCCGCCAGGTTAGCCGCCGGGTTGCCGAGGTCCCAGACAAACCAGTCGGCACGCGCTGGGCTGGCCAGCAGCAAGAGGGCAAACAGAATGAAGCGTTTCATCAGGCGGCAACCTCCCGGTATGCGGAACGCCGGCGGAATGGCAGAATGACGGCGGATGACAAGCCGTACTTGCTGCGCAGGTAGTTTTCCACGATTTGTCGGTTGCTGTCGCTCAGGGCGGTGTTGTAGACCAGGATTTCAAAAATCGTTCCGTTCCACTGGTTGGTCCCGGCAATCGTGCAACCGATCCGGATGGCCATCGAATCCGTGTCGGAGGTGCTGCCGGTGCTGGTGTAAGTGGTGTTGTTCAGCTCCAGCGCGCCATTGACCCAAGCTTTGGCCGTGGTGGCATTGTGATCCACCAGATACGTCAGATAAGTGTTCTGGTCGGTGGCGTAGTCGTTGTTTGTGCCGGTGTTGATGGATGTGTTCCCATCCGCATCCAGTCTTCGACCTTGAATCGCCATGCGGTTGGTGGCGGTGACATCGGCGGCGAAACGCGGGTTGGATCCGGAAGTGCCGGTGGATACCATCAGGGCTCGGCGAGTGGCGGCAGCGGCGGGCATCTTGGCCACGATGAACACGGTGTAGCTCGAAAGATTCCGAAGCATCCCCAGACCTCCGGCGGAGATGGCTAGAAAATCATCCGTGTTATCGATTGTGGCACCGTTGAATCCGTTGAGGGTTACGGTGCCCCAGAGCGGTTGATTGGCTTTGGTTGCCTGGACGAAATCATAGCCGCTGCCGGTGCTGGCCTGGTTGGCCCAGGTGGAGACGGTGGTGGTGGACATGCTGGTATCGGTGGTGACGCCGGTATCCGGTTTCAGCCAGAGGCGCAATCCGGAAATAGTGTCTGGGTTTATTGCCAGACGGTACCCGCCGAGATTCCCCGAGAACCCCGAATAGAACCCAGCTAGGCAAATCTGGTTAAACAGCAGGGCGAATGAAAGGAGAAGGACAAGCCAGCGTTTCATATTAACGGCCTGTAAAGTTCAGGAAGGGGGCTTGCAACACGTACAGCAGCATGGAGGTCACGGCTACCGACACTTGCATTTTTAGCGCTTCTCCGGGCTGGGTGCAGACAATCGGGGCACCAATCGGGGCACCAAAAACCTGATTGGCGGCGAGTTCCAAGGTTAACAGCGAGGTGGTTCCGGATTTAAAAGTCACGTTTGTGGCCGAAGTTTCGGCCATGGCCATGCCTACCACGCAAGCCATCTTGTCGGATCCCGGTGTCACAATGGTCAGATCAGAGGCAGTGGTGTCAAAACTAACGACATACGGGGTAACGGGACCAGCTCCAGCGATTCGCATCCCATGCGCAGTCTGGGCAGTAGCGGCATTGGCGGCAAATGCAGCCGGGCAAGACAAAACAACCGCCAATAGGGCGGCAAGTAGTTTTTTCATGGGGAGGCTCCTATTTCAAGATGGTATCTAACAGTCTGTTGATAACCGGCCCAAACCGGGCGATATCCACGCCAACGGCTTTCAGGATGTACACCACCACCCAAGCCTGCGCCGTTGCTAAAAAGATATTGGCCCGCTTGCTGTGGGCTTTCACCAGCACAGTCCGGACCAGTGCGAACAGGTTATGCATATCGGCCTTTTCTTCAGCAGTGACACCGCTGATTTTGTCCACGTCCACACTCAGGGCATTGTGTTTCTCTGCCAGTTCCAGAATGTGCGGGCGTTCATCTGGCGGAAATTTGGAGATATCGACGAATTGAGACGGCTTTTCCACGCGTCACCGACTTTCTATGGTTGCTTCAACACTTCCAGCATTTCTTGCCGGTAGGGCTCAAGCTCCACTGGCAATGTGGGTTCTTTAATCGCTTCGGCGGCTGCATCCAGCATCCCAAGCTCCAACGCCCTTTCCACTACTCCCGACAACTTCAGCAGTTCTTTTTTCAGCTTTGGGGAAACCAACTGTTCAGTCAGTGCCCGCTTGAAGATGGCTGTGATCTGAACAAACTTGGGTGGCAAGGGAACAGGCCGTGCGGCGTCCTCTTCCCGCTGGTGGAGATCTTCGGGTGATTCGTCTACGTAGAGAGTAGGGACGCCCGGCGGTTGCGCAATGGCTTTCGCGGCTTCGGCTTGAGGGCAGAGTAAAAAGACCGCCAGCGCGATCAACAAGAAACTATGCAGCATGGGAGAATGCCTCCTTCAAATCGTTTTGATTCTTCCGGCGACGCCGCCACAGGAACACCCCGATGGCAATCCAGACAACGGTCCCATCTGATTTCCTCACGCCGTACAGGTAAAAGTTTCCGGTGGAGATGTTGCCGCTCTCAGGCAGAAACCGAACACCGCTGATGGCGGTGGTGGCTTCGTACCGGGCGGAACCTCGAATATCAAACAGGAACGTGGACTGGTCATAGGAGATCTGCCATTGCAGTTGTTTCTTGTGGGTAGTGCCGGAGGGCTTGAAGACTTGCATAACCAGGCTGGCCCCGGAGGACGCGGCCGTCGTATCCATCCCATCCACGCCGGGAAGAGTCAAGGCAATCTGCGCCGCCCCCGCAGAACCGTGCGTTCCTTCCGCTGCCGAGGAAGCAAATTGCGCACCGTAGATGTAATCCGAAGCATCCGATTGCCAAGCGGCGAGCGTCGCATCATACACACGGCAGTAAAGACCCTTGTCATCCGTCGTTAATCGGATGCTATCCGCCACAATGATGTAATAGTCATACGTGCTGTTGATGCTGGTGGTGAAATCCACGGATGTAGAGTTGCTGGCAGTAGCCGTGGCCAGGAGAACCATCGTTCCCGAACTGCCGTTAACCCAAGCACTCCCGTTATACGTCAGGGCTTGCCCGCTGGACGGAGAGGAAATGGTGACATCCGAGAGATCATCCAGAGTCGAGGCGGCGTCGCCTGTCATCAGGAAGTTTTTGGAAGATCCGTTGCGGTAGCCTTTGAACTGGTGGGCGGTGGAATCGTACCCGAAATCCCCGTTGGCTGCTGGCGTGTACCCGGCCGCACCCACCTTGATGTTATTGTCTTTGAGTAGAACGCCGTCAATCGTCACCCCGGCGGCGGCGGTTCGTTCAGCGATGGAGTCCACTTTGATCGGGGTGGTGGCGCTGGAGAATGTCGCGATGCCGGAGAATGTCGTGGCCCCGCTGAATACATTATCCCCACTCAGAGTGTTTGCAACCCCTCTCCCCATTTTGTTATTCATCGTTGTGATGAGTTGGTTAAATTCTTGGTTGACTTGGGAACTCTGTATAGTGGTTCCTGCCGTAAAATTAAATAAACGACTAATGTCGTCTGCCGCTCCCCACGCCACGCTTAGCAGCAAGATTGCAGCACAATACAACCCAATCAAGGGTTTGCGCATTTTCATGACCTCCGCTTTTATTTAGACTTGGTTTAGTCTGGCGTTATCGCCATGCAGTTCAAGAGATTTGGCGTTGTATGCCCTTGCCGCCGCAGATTCGGTGTCGAAGTAGCCAATGAAATACGATTTCTTATCCTTGTAGGCGCGGGCTACCCACTTTCTAAAAGTCTTGTGATAGGACACCCCTCTGTGTTTTGAATACCGCTTTTGTGGTTTTGTAGCCAGCCACAGGGCCAGTTCGGATTCCTGCTCTGCTGAAAAGGTATTAAGGCGGGCATATTCGCCATGGTAAAGCAGGGCAGCTTTGTTATAAGCGTCTGCCGCCTCTAGAATGTGGTCAAAATACCCAAGGAACTTCTTTTTCCTGTTGGTTACTATTTCGGCACCCCAAAAGCCGTAAGCTTTAGACCAGTTTACCCCTTTAAAACCACTAGTGTTTCTGGGGAGTTTCCCTTTATTGCGAAGATTTTGGCCTCGTGTCACGGTTCTTAAGTTGAGTTTCCGGTTATCAAGGCCGTTGCCGTTGATGTGGTCGGTATCAAAACCGGCAGGTGTTTTATTAACTAATTGATGCATTGCCACACGGGCAACGTACTTCCCTTTTTCCCTGATGTTCCGATAAGCATAGCCATGGTGGTCGTAAGACCACTTCCACTGCATCAGGAAATCGTAATCCTCGGCGTCCACAATCGCCTGATGTCCCCGGATCCCCACCGGAATTAGTCGCGTGTTATCATCGGTCATGTCGGTTCTCCTTTTCAGAATCGGCCACGCTCCCGGCAGTTCGTACCTGCGCGGGGGCACCTTTATTTTAGCCTGATGGGCTGCCTCACTCAATGTGGGCTGACTGGTAAAATTTACCAGTCAGGTCTGGTGCGTGTTTTTTACGCATCATGGGTTACTTCTGAAGCGCCTTCGTCCCTATCCCGAAACGATCAGCGGCTTCAATGACATAAGTTTTCTCGTCGTAACCCTCGTCGGATCCATCAATCACCAGCCCCGTGATTTCGCGGGCGGCTTTTGTCGCAAGGGGGTTCCGGGTAAAGGCGCTCAAGCCTAGACTCAGAGTATAAAACCCGTACTTGGCGGCGGCGGCGTAATCTTCCTGCTCCATTGCTTCCCAAGCCTTATTCAGCTTGGATGGGAGACTCTTGGTGGTACTGTTATAGGCGCTAAACGCCAAACCGAAGGCAGGGAGCCCGCCAATCTGGGTATTTTCAGATACATCCAAGCCTGTGAGCTTTTGCATCAGGTTGAAAGGCCCCACCTCATCCAGATATTCAAAGGGGTCCACATCGTCCTGCGTGATCTTTTCATCCACCCAGGAAACCAGCTTGTCACTGCCCAGCGGCATCATGGCTTTGGATCCGGTGGCAACTCCCATATACACATGCATTCCAATCACGCCGTGCAGGGCTGCCGCCATCTGCTGACTGTCCTTGTTTTTGTAAGCCCTGCCAACATTCGCCCACGTATCGGCATAAAACTTAAAGGCTTCGGTGGAGTACCGAGCCCACACGATATCGGCATTGCTGGCATTCATCAGGTATTGCGGGGTGTTTCCGGGTTCCTTGATGAACGCAATCTTGCGGACTGCTTCCGCCTCTGGGACGCCAGCGGCTTTTGCCACACCGGCGGAGGCATTCACCAAAAAATTGTTTGAATAATATTGCGGATCGGTGTGGTTCAAGAGCCATTCGGCACCTTTGCGGACTTTCCCTTTCTCCCCGGCGAATTCCATCCCGTGATAAAGGGCCTGATTCCCTTCGGTCCGTCCGAACATTTTCAGGCCGTCTTTAGAGGCAATAGCCAACCCCTGAATCATCTTGTGCGGGCCGTAAATGGTCGCTGATTTGTGAAAGAATTCGATAAAATCCAGACCGGCAATCACGGGGTTCATTCCGGTAATGTTCCCCGCCACGTTTTTCGCCATCCATATATGCAGAGGGGCTTTGCTGGTGTTGAACATCACCCCACCGCTACGCTCTGCGGCGACATACTCTTTTGCAAGCTGGGCCTGATAGGTTCCAGCACCGAATTGAGCGTCGATCTGTTTACTGGTGGGGAGGTTGGGCACCACTTCGCGGCGGTACAGCTTCAATCCCTGTTCCCGGCTCAAGCCATTGGCCAGAATTTCAGCTTTTACCTGACTCTGGGCCTTGACGATCGGTTTAACAAAGTCGTCACCAAAAAGGGACACCGGGTCGATATATACATCCGATTTACTGTGGAGGAACCCTTTTGCCTTGAGCCAAGCGTTTTGCTCCTGAATGGATTTAACAGGGAGATCCGCCGTTCCGGAGGCTTTCCGCTCGCTTTGCACGGCGGCATAACCCACCTTGTCCTCTTTTGGCATTTTGTTGAAGACGCCCGGCTCAATCTCAATCCCACCGGATTCGAGCGTGTCGATCAGGCCGCCTCTTACATTTCTTTTCGTGCAATCAACCATGGCTGAGCCCCAATATATCACAGATGATTTGCTTGAATTTGGGATCGTCTGCATGCTTGTTTATTTGCAGATAGTCCATGGTAGACAGCTTTTTGGACTTCATCACGCGATTGAACGCCTTTCTCAAGGTTTCCGGCATTTCGGGATCTTCAAGCGCCTTCTGAATCTGGGCAATCCGATTCGCGCTGTACATCTTTCCGGCATCTGCGGCGTCGGCTGTGCCGTACTCAGGCCCCGGCATCTCGCCAGTCCGGCGGATCCAGTTCACCCGGCTGCCCTGGCCTTTGCCTTCAATGATTCGGGTTCTGAATTCCCCGGCTTCGTTTTTTGTCACCATGGCCGTGTCTCCGGCTTTGGTGATTTTGACTTCAACCACAACCTCTTTGCGGTAGCCCTGCTGCTTGCTCAGATCCTCGCCGCCGATCTGCTTGGCTTCCGTGCGGCCATCCCTCGCCTTACCTTCAGCCACAATACGCTCTTCGTTCACTCTGGAGCGGCCACCCTCTGCGGAATAATCGAACTCCACAAACTCCCCGGTTTTGGCGGCTTGAGCGGCTTCCGATTTAATGCCCTGGCGGGTGCTAACTTTCCCGCCCTTGCCGGGTTTTACCGTTTGCGCTTTTGGTTGCTGAGGGTCTGCTTGGCTTGCCTTTCCTTCTGGCTTAACTTCCGGGTTTTGTGCTGTTGCCCGGTCTTGCTGTTTTGCTTTCGCTTTTTCGACAATGCTCGACCCTTTCGTCATCTTGCTTTTGCGGGGGGCATTCTTGATAAACCCGCTGATTCTCTTGGTATCATCCGGGCTCAGCTCACCCTTGCCTTCCAAAAAGGTCTTTATTTTGCCAATCATCCGATCCGCCGTCTTCTGGTGAGGAATGGGGAGATCGGCTTTCATCGATTCCAATTCCTGAGCAACGCCCGTCATTCTGGCTTTATAGGCCGGGGTGGCTTGTGCGCTTTTCCGGAGCTTGGCGGCCTTGGTGGCTTTTGCGGCCTGCTGATAGGCCTGCGCGGCGGCTTCGGCATTGCCCCGAACTAAAGTGGTTTGCTGCGGCTTGATCATCCGCACTGCGCCTTGCAGGACTTTCCCAGCACCCGCCGCCAGCGGAGGCAGTGCAGCACCCATTCCGAACCCCGTCATGGCTGAAGGAAGGCGTTGCTGCATGGGCTGGTTTTTCAAACCTTCATATGCGGCCAGGGCGGAGCCTGAACGGATCATTTTCGGCAACATGCCAGCGCCTTGAACAACCTTGCCTGCCAATTGCTCAAGACCGACAGAGGGATTGATCATCCCGGCAAGCTCGCCGATCTGGTTGGCAATGGGGTTCTGATGCGCCCGGTAGGCCATCCCAAGCAAGCCTTGATCCTGCTCAATCCCCGGAAAACTCTGGCGCGCCAGTTCTTCGCTCATGTCTTTGGTGTTGGTGTAACCCATCGCCATCGCGTCAGCAAAGGGATCGCCGAAGGAACCGGCAAACAGGTTGAGCGTGGTTAAGCCTTTGTTTACTTCATGTAACGGGTTGAAACCCTGTTGCACCTGAACTGGGGCGGCCGGGGCAGAGGCAACTTGAGAAGACTTGATTTCAGGGACGTTGTATTTCGTGCGGAATTGTTGCCAAGCCTGTTGTTTGACCTCTTCAGGCTCCTGTTCCCAGCCCGGTTGTTCCGACATCCGCTTATTAAAAAATTCAAGGGCTACTTGGGCTTGGATTTCTGAGGGTTCTTGGGCAAGGGTGGGGTTGTCCTGAAGATAGTTGGCGTAGGTAATCCCGCCCGTTATCTGGTTAGGGGACTTCATAGTTACCCTTGGTGCCCCTTATGGTGGTATTGCCGGATTTACGGGGCGTGGCAGCTTTGGGAGCGGGGGAGAACCGGGCAACGGTGGGCTGCCTTACGCCAATTTGCGATTGCAGCAGGGCTCTTTCGGCGGCCAGTTGTTGCGCACGAATCACAGTGGGGTCTTTAGAGACTCTGCGAAGGTTGTTGCTGATCTTGCCGTGACTATCAATGTACCCCATGGACTTCAATTCATCTTCTATGGAGCTGATCCGGCCTTTGACATTGGTTTGCATGGCATTCGGGATTGTGTACGGGTTCCCGCTGCCACCGCCACCAGATTTAAGCGCGCTGATCCGACGAGATTCGGAGTCTTTGACTTCAAGCGGGAATTTCTTATCGAATTGGCGCTTGGTTTCTGCTTCCGTGGTCTGGTTATGTCGAGCAGTTTCCTTCTGAGTGAGTGAATCCGTGATTAGCTTCGGGTCCGCAGGGTACAGACCTCCCAAAGCCCGCTGCATAGGCGTGATCGGGTGAGGAGGGACAACAGAACGATTAGCGTTCCCTTGGAGCACGGTCGTTCCATCGCCGTAATCAATCGGAGGTAGGTTTTCGGGAGGCGCTTGAGTTGCTTGGTTCGGGTTTGTCTGATTGATCCGGCGGAAGTAATCTTCACGCTCTTGAGCCGTCCGGTTCGGGGCGAAGATCTCATCCTGATAGAACTTCTGAACTCGTTCCATCGGGGCAAGCGCGCCAAAACTGGGATCTTTGCCATTTGCGAAGTTTGCCAACCCGGCATTACCTTGCTGGTTTCCATAGACTTCGGCGAGCTGCTTATACTGTTCCAGATCCAGATTGTCGTTGACGCCATCCCCGTCAATATCCACAGGGATCCCCATTGCGCCATAGTGTTTGCCCATGAGTTCGCGGGTTTTGGCCTGCCTGGTGAGTTCATTCTGCTTTTCTTGGTAAAGCGCTTGGTTGTACTTGTTCAGGTTGTAGGCATGACGGCCACCGGCCAGCAGGTTCGCAGCAGGAGCTTTTGGATAGGCGGCTTTATAGGCGTTGATGGCGATATCCAGCAAGCCATTCCCACCAGCATACCCGCCGCCATACTTGGCTGCTTCAAACGCCTGCGCAGTGTTGGCAAGCTTGATGATATCGGCCATATCAGTCATTAAACGTACCCCCGCATCATCGGATTCATATAAGCGGATTGAATCTGCACGGGCATCATTTGCCGCCCGCCGCCTTGCATGCCGCCAGCGCTGGCAATGGGCATCAACTGCGGCATGTAGGGGTCTTGAGGGAGTTGTGGCGTGTCTTGGCCACCACCCATAGAGCCCAGTGCTCCTAGAACAGTAGAGCCGAGCATGACTTTCTGCATCGCAGATAAACCACCCTTTGCCGCTGTTGGCTTCAAGGCTGCTGCCCCCGCCGTCGCCGCCTTCATCCCGCCAAACGTCGCAGCTTTACCAAGTCCAGCCCCGGTCAAACCAACCCCACCAGCCCCAGCCGCACCCATCGCCGCCAAACCACCAGCACCCAAACCACCCGTCAACGCGCCAAGGCCTGCGCCAATAAGAGCACCTTTGCCCCGGTTTTTCTTGTTTTTCAATGCTCCGAGCCCGGCCCCGGCAGCGGCACCGATTAAGGGGAGAAGGAGGAGAGGAAGCGGCATTCTAGTACCCTCCCGGCTGTTGCTGGGTTTGGATGGGTGCCTGCGCTTGCTTGAAACGCGGGTCAAAATGATAAGGTCTGGGTTGCATCATGCCGCGAGCAAAAGGAGAAAGAAGGTTAGAAGCCTGCAAACCCATCATTGCGCCTTTCATCGGCTTCTTTTTGTTCAGCAATGCACCCAGACCAGCCATCATCACGGGGCTCATCAAGCTACCCATAATATTCGGTTTATTGGTGGGGCCTTGCACCAACCCGCTACCCAAAACTCCCAGCAAAGGATCAAACACTACGCACCTCCCGTAAAGAAGCTAAACAACCCGCCCCGCTGTTGCTGCTGCGGTTGTCTGGCCTGCCAATAAGCCATCTGATTCTGATAATTCTGCTGCGCCGCGTTCTGCGCCGCTTGGGAGCCTTGAAACGCCGGTTCCCGGTCTTGCGCCATACTCGCCTGTTCTCCGGATAGAGCTGCGTTGATCAAATTGAACTGGTTGGCATACGGCATCAGCATCTTGTTGGGGAGATCCAGCTCCATCATTTTCCGATTCGCCGCAATCTCGGCCAGACCTTGTGCCCGCCCTCTTTCCAATACGTTGCCGGTATAGTTACCAAACCCTACAGAGTTTCGCACCCCTTGGGAAGTCGCCGCCATATCCGCTTGACCCTTGGCGCGGTTGTAAGACTCGTTTAGGGCATTGATCTGAGGAAGCGCGTAAGCATTACCGTATTCAGCGATTCTCTCCGGGGTGAGTTTCATATTCTGGTCAAAGTTGTTGACCATATCCGAAATGTACCCGGTGGCCTTCTTTTCGATGGCCTGCTCATCCGGGTTGGAGAAAGACTTGGTTACATAAGCGTTCTGTGCGGGATCGTGGACACGCTGTGAACGGAGGAAATCGTTTTCATAGAAATACTCGTTCTGCGGCGGCGGCGGCGCTGGGGGAGCGGCCGAGGAGCTACTTTGTTTCTTGGGTTTGGACATCGTAATCCCTCTTTAAGAAATCAAGTAAAATCGTGTCTTTTGGGCTGCCGTCGATCATCAAGGCTTCGGGCAGGATGGCTCTTTTCTTGAATCCAATGCGTTTTAACAGTCTCTCAGCAGCGGCGGATCCCCGGTCTTTGCGGCTGTACAACGCCAATTCCGCATCAAGTTTCCGCAGTTCCAGAATGTTGAAGCCGTAATCCACCAGAAACCGCATAAAAAACGCCCCATTCCAGGCGTTGCGATACTGAGGGAACAGCGCCCCCCGAATCCGGCCGGTTTCGTAGCGGTCCATCTCCACCCAGAAGCACCCGGCTGGCTGGTTGTCGATTAACGCAATGAAGGCTCGCAGAAATCCCGCATCGGCTTCCCGCTGGTAGTAGTTGATGATTAGAACAATGTCATTGTCATAATCGTTCAGCAGGTGTTGCTGGTTGCACAGAGCGAGATCAAAGATTAAGGCGCGGTGCTCCCGGTTGGAGAAATCCAGCGCTTCAACGCTTCTAACCCCTTGAAGAATTGATGATGTCATAATGCAGTTCCACCATCCGGATTTTGATCCGCTGGTTGTTGGAGTTATTGGTGAATTTGAATTTAATGGCGTTCCCCTCTCCCAGGTCTTCCACTTTTAAAATGTTCTCTTCCCCGGCGCTCCAAGTGGCTTGACCCCACACCGCCTCATCCCAAGCGTTCTCCCCGCTGGAGATCTCTTGCGTGCTGCTTTGTGCGCGTTGCTCCCCACGTTGAAGGGTGGTGTACTGGAAAATCAGATCCCCTTCGCCATCGGATTCCACATAGATATGGGCTTCCCGGTAGTTCTTTCTCAGTCCAAGGGCGTTGTGGGCAATCCACTTGCTTTCCCACTGAGCATCGATGACGGTGCCATTGTAGTTGTAATCATCGCCATGTTTATAAATCTGTCCGGCATAATCGCCGTGGTAGACCTTGCGGTTGAAAATGGCGAGGGTGGCGGCAAAGATATCATCCGTGGCTCTGGGGTCATTCCCGCCGGTAATGGTGTCGTGGATGATAATCAGGTTGTTGGTAGTGGCGGCCCCATACGGCACCGAGAGCCAGATCTGTTTGGAGGGTTTGTGGTAGACCGCACAGGCGTTTTCAATCACGGACTCGGTGTAGTTCAGACCGTCCATGATGTCCTGAATGGGGTAGGTGGGGATCTGGTCTTCCACGTCCCCGTAACTTTGAATTGGCCTTAGTTTTCGGTAGCCGTCTTCAGACAGGAAGTATTGATCCAGGCCCTTTTGGACAATAGACCGAGGGGCGATGCAACCGTATTCATCCGTAATCGGGCGAATGCGGATCGGATCCACTTCCGAGCCAAAGGGGTTAATGCCTTCCATCCGGCGGATGCAGCGCTGTTTGTAGATAATCGCGATGTCATCCGTCAGGGCTTTCATTCCGGTGATGTCCCCACCAAACCCGGCATCGACATCGAAGGCATCTACGGAGGTTTCGGTATTATCAAAGTTGTTGTAAGTCCCCGGCCGAGGCTTGTACACCCGGCTTTTCTTGGTGGGATCACCCCAATAATAGATATTCCCGCCTTTCACCATCGCCCCTTGGGGTCTGGCATCGTCCCAAATCACGGCAGGATCATCCGTGAAGGTCACTCTTGAACAGGTGGACCCGTCATACTGGAGAACTGGATCCACACCGTTCATCAGCAAGAGGATTTCAGTGCCGGATCCGTTGTCCCATTCGGTAAACTGGTAGAAAGCCCCGGCGGTCTGGTTGGTGCCTGCCAAAGGATAGATTTCAGTAGGAGTACCACCGGTCACGGTGTAAACTTTGGTCCCCGCACACAGGATATGAATCCCGTTCCAATCATATTCACCCGTAATCGTTGGGTTTCCCGAGAGGGCGGAGCTTAATACGTTGTCGTGACCGGGATATTTCAGGAGCCCGTTTTCCGCCATTTCCCAATTCTGGGAGTCATGGGCAAACCCCAAGGCTTCCAGGTTGCCGGGATCGAGAATAATAGGGCTCGCAAGCTTGCCGGAATGGTTATTCTGGCCCCCGGAGAAGTCAGAATAGGTACGAATGTATTTGGCCACGTCAGTAAATCACTCGTCTGAGTGCATTCTTGTTCTGAGGTTCGTAGCGGTTGATCATCCGGGGAGCCACTTGGAAATGATCCCCGCTGTTCCGTCTAGCGAGATTGAACAAATTCACCGCCGTCGCGGCTTGCCCACCTTGCGCTTGGAATGAACCGTTTTCCGCCACCAATAAAATCCCGGCGTTGTCTGAGCCTTTGTAGACCATTTCCAGATAGATGGCGATTTCCTGAATGGCCCGGTGAAAATCAGCCGGGAGATCCGGCGTGTCTGCATCCAGATCCAGCGCCGTCATGTTCTCCTGAATCCGCAGGTTGGCAGTCAGGGCTTGATCGGGGATGGGGTAAAACCAAAGCTTTCTTTGATAGATTGAACAAACCGTGGGATACCCGGTGTCGGTCACGGTCATGAATTGGCGTTTGTACGTCTCATATTCCGGCCAAGGGATGATGTCCATGGGCGGATCCGTACCCACTTGGACCTGATCTATGCTCAAGATGCCAGCGGCGAGGTTGTAAGATTCGGTGTTGGCGACCAGGGCCAACGTCGTGGAAGACTGGCGGTACTCATTGGTTCTGCCGAGGGCCAAGAGAACCATTGTGTAGGCGGTGTTGATGTGCTCTCTGTAGCGCCGAACGGTCTGGGAGAGCAAAGACAAATTGGCGTTGTAAATCGTACTGGGCCTGTCCCGGTCGAGCCGGTCGGACATATTCTGTGCGATTTCCAGGAAAGTCGCCATAACAACCTTTCAGCAGAAAGCAGGGGCAGCCGAAGCCGCCCCTGCCCTCTAACTTGTTTACATACTGCCGAAGATAACGAGGTAGACAAAGCCATCCAGATCCGTGATGGACGAGGTATCCGCCCACACACCGATCTTGGTGCCGAGGTTCGAGTTCAGACCCGACGCCCCTGCACCCGGAATATCAAAACCCCGCGCGCCACGGCCGGTGCCGGTCAAGGTAGCCGAAACGAAGTCGGTAGACCCGTCCGAACCTTCCACCGCCGCATCCGACGTGGAACCGGCGTTGCCAGGGTCACTGGTGGTAATGGCCTTGAAAATCACGTTGGTGCCGGTGAGGGCCGTGATATTGTGTTCCATCACCACGCGATCCACCACGACATCCGAGACATCGCAGTAAGCCTTGCCGTCAGCCTGGGTAAGCACCGCATCCGCCGCCAAATCCGTGATGGAGTATTTGCATACTTTCACGACTTTGGTAACGCGATCCGCCGCTTGCGTGGGTTGAAAACCCACCGAAGCCACAACCAGCAGAGCCGCCGAAAGAATCGAAATCAGTTTTTTCATGGTTGCGCCTCCTTAAACGGCCAGGTTGTGGTAACGGTACAGGGTTTCCCGAGGATTACGGAAAACAGCGGTGAACTCGCCGAGAATCATTTCCCGAACAAAGTCGCCATCTTCCGGCAGCGGCTTGGTGATCCAGGCGCGGCCTGCCATCGGGTGAACCGAAATGTTTCCGGCTTGGTAGAAATACACTTCGTCTTTTCTCAGATCCGGCACCAAGCGCACTTTTACTTGTGCCGAAGAGCCGAAATCATAGACTTTGACGAAGTTGCTGATCTTGCCGGAGTCTTGAGGCACCGCGTGGATGACCCGGTTCTCCTGCAATTCGTTCAGTTTGCGCTGCTGGCGAGTAGACACTGCCATGCAGATCTTGCGGGCATCCGCACCATTGGACAGCGCGGTTTCAATCACTCCCTCAAGGAAGTTCTTATCAATCGCCGCACCCGCCTGATCGGTGTTGGTGCCGTAAGTCGCAGCCGCCCACCGCATACCGCCCATCTTGCGATCGGTGTAGTTGGTGGAGTCGTTGGCGTGGCGCATGCCGTTGATGAAAGAGAACTGAAGCTCTTTGACAATCTCTTTGGTGAGATCGGCAATTTGCTTGTCCAGTTTCATCTCGTTGCCCACAGCCTTGACGTGCTGCGAGGTGCCGGTGAGTTTGGCTTCACGCTGAAAGATCTGCGTGTAGTTAAAGAACCGGCTGCCCTTTTGGCTGTCATCCCGACCCGCCGAGAAGCCTTCAACGCGGGGGTTGGCATACAACATGACTTCGGACAGGTTGGCATGGCTGGAAGCCGTGGTGCCGACTTGACCGCGTGACACGTTGTAGGAACTGGCGTTGGTGACAACCGTGATGGTCGAGTTCACCAGCAGAACTTCATCATCAATGTAGAGGAGAGTCAGACCATCAATGTAGCGCTTGGGGGCATTGGTGCCCGAAGCAACGGTGATGGTGGTGCCGGTGGAGGTAGTGAGCGCCGCCCCCAAAGTATCTTTGAAGCCGACGAGGGTTTTATCCACCCACTCAAATTTGTTGGAAGTGACCATCTCATCCAGGTTCAGGAACTCGGAGAGAAAGTCGGTGTTGCGATCAGCGACAGCGGAAAGCATCTTGTGGACGGCTTCCAACTTGCCACCGAAATCGGTAGCGTAACTAATGGTTCCAGACATTGGGATTTCTCCTTAATTATTTGGCTCGTAACGCCCGGATCATGGAGAGTTCATCCCCTTTCTCCAGGGCTTTCTCGAAGCTGCTGACAGTGGAAGCAGGCACAGCGTTGGAGGACTCCACGTACATTTCCTGCTTCATCTGTTGTTTGGCTTCGGGGGTGAGCTGCGCTTTCGGCTGGGCCACCAGTCCGAGCTCGCTGGCATACTTTTTCAGGTGCGGGCCGATCTGCTGGGCGATATGCGTGCGAATCTGAGGGTTGTTGATCGCATAGTGATACGCCTGATCGACCGTTACACCGTGTTGTTGGGCGAGTTGCTGAGCGTGCGCAATCACCATCGCACTCTCGGCATTCACCGCTTCATTGAAAACCGCTCTTTCAATGGCGGAGATGGGCTCATCGTTCCCGAACTTCTCGGCAATCTTGGCGAAAGAGGGAACGTAAGTGTCCAAAAACTCCACCGTCTTCTGATTGACGGCATCCGCGACCTGCTGGTAGTGCTGCGCCTGCCGTTGCTGCTCTTCCTGCTCGAATCTTTCAGCGATGGAGTTGATCTTTTCAAACAGCGGCCCACCCACTTCCGCCAACCGGGCATCCAAGAGGGCTTGCATATGCTGAGGGTTGTTGGGATCGAAGCTGAACTCATCAAAGGGGAGCGCCGGGGCTTCCTCCTGCTGGGGGGCTTGCTGGCGCTGGGCGTATTGTTGCGTCAGATTGGGGTCAATGGCGATTTCCCGCAGGATGGCATTGCGCCGGGCTTCAGCTTCTGATTCATCCTCTTGGGGTGGTTCTTCTACAGTTTCGGCAGGTTCGGGAGGTGTGGATGTCTCCGTTACCTGCTCTTGCGAGTCTTCTTGTCCACGGATATCGGAAATAAGCGCGTTGATATCTTCCCCGGACTGCTCCGGAGTATGCTCAAGAGTCAAAATACGTCTCCTCTAGTTGCTTTCAGGTTTCTTGAGTGTTTGCAAAATCTCTCGTTGCTGGTCAATCAACCCCACACACCGCTTGATCCCACTGACAAACGCCATTTGAGAAGCAATCGCGGTGGCTTGATCGGGAGTGAATGAATTCACGTCTGGCGTGTAGGTTTTTACCAGTGTTTCAGCCAGCTCAGAAAAGGCTTTCCAGCCTTCACTTTCGGCCATTTCGGTGATGAGTTCAGCCGTGCGCAGGGCTTTCACCCGCTCAGCATCATTGGCCGAGCGGGTGAGCATCTGTTTAAACATTAGACAGCCGCGCTAAAAGGGGTTGCTTCGGTGCCGGTAGCCGTCAGGGTGCAGCGGACATACCAAGTGTCTGCGGCTACATCAATCAACTCGATAAGATCACCTCTGATACCGCCTTTAGTAGAACCGTTCATGGTGATGGTATCGGTATCTGCGGCCGTTTCAAAAGCCAGCTCACCATCGCCGCCATCCTGAGCGACCAGGGCCACACCGGTCATGATGTCATTCCCAGTTACTTGGATGACGTTGTTGTTAGAGGTAACGGTGGTGAGGGTGACGAATTTCAAAGACAACCCAGAACCCGTAGCGGCCGGGAGTGTCACGGTGACACCAGCGGCGCGGTTCAGGGTAATGATGGCGTTGTTATGAGATTGAGCGGTGACAGCCAGAGTGGCAGCGGTGACATCGATCACACGATTGGCAATGGAGCCGGTCATGGTCAACACGCCAGCTTCAGAGCGTCCCAAGACGACATCCGGTGTTGCCGAGCCGCTGCCCCACTCCATATCGCCATCGGCTCTTTGTTGGTAGCGGTTATTGGTGTCACCCTGCACTTTCCGGGTTACAACCACTTGGTCCGCGTTGGTGTAAATGGCGTCCTGCCGCTCTTGAAGGAAATCACCCATCTTTTTTCTCCTTTTTGGCCTGATTCTCACTGAATTCCTGTTGACGTTCGCTCATCTGCGCCCCATGGTGGTCCATATTAGCCTTGTGTTCTGCCTGTTCAGCCGATTGGGCGAGTTGTTCCTGCTTGGCGGCGCAATTGCACTCGATTTCTTTCTCTTTCAGTAAGAGTTCTTGCTGCTTGAGGGTCAATTCCTGCGCCTTCAGTTGCAATTCCATCTGTTTGATTTCGAATTCCTGCGCCAGCTTTTGTTTTTCAATCTCAAACTTGCCCATCGCCTCGGCTACGAGCATTTGCTTCTCTTCCTCTGCGGCGGCACGCTGGCTTTCATCCTGAGCCTTGCGCTCTTCGTCCTGCATCAGGAGCCGGTCTTTATCCAGATCCATCAGGTTGAAGATGTCTTCGGCCACATTGGTCCATTTGATATACGGTGCTGCCGGAGATTGAACGAGCTGAGGCAGGGCCGCGCCCATATTTTGCAACTGCTCTTGTTTGCGGATGACATTCTGGTAGCCCACAATCTTGATATCCACTTCCGGCAGAGGCAGGATGGGGAGCTCTTGCAAGGGCGCGCCGGTTTGCGGGTCTTTGGGTTGGCAGACGGCTTGTATCTCTTGGATAATTGGTCCGCTGCCATCGGCTTTTTCGAATTGCACCCGGTCATAAATAGCCTGATACGAGAGTTCCAGAGCCGGTTGGATCAAGCCATCGTTAATGTTGTAGGCATCGATGTGCATCTTGCCGCTGGCGTTGTTCTGGGCCAGGTTCTGCTCGGTAGCCGTACTCTCCCGCTCGACTTCAATCATCCCTTTGACGACTTTGGGGACGGTGACCGTCTCAAATTCCACCTTGAGCGCTTGCAGATCCACCATGGCTTGCTGCTGCTTACTCAGATCATCAATCAAGGGAACAAGGTTAGCCGCGACGGACTCCGGCCCGGCTAGCTTGGTGAACGCGCCAGGGCGGCGCACCACGTTGTAAGGGTTGAAAACGCCGTCATCGTAGTATTTATAAGCGTTGTGCTGGGTGAGATTGACTTCATCGATCCAACTGTTGAAAATCCGGTTGGCGGATTTCAAGATGCCAAGGCCCTTGCTGTTCAGTCCGTAGCCGTACAGGCTGTCCCCATCTCTCCGGAGCGCCATCCAGACATAGGGGGACTTGGGGCAACCCGGCGGGAATGGTTGGAAGCGAATGAGCACCTTGTCATTCACAATGGTGGCGAGGTAGTTCCGATAAACCTGATCGCCGATCTTTACCCGGTCAATCCACGCTTCTTTAATGCGTAGTCCACGGGTCTTGTTCTTGACTTCGTTTTTCTTGTCGAGAACCTCGGTGTTTTTCTCGTCATCCTTGGAGATTTCAGACAGGTTGAAATAGTTGTTTTTCCCGGCCTTGGCATCGGCCATGAGATCTTCGTAGTAGCGATAAGTCTCTTCCATCCGGGTGGTTTTGTTGATGTCCCCCTTGGTGGGGTACATGACAAAACAATCCAGATCCACGACATCAATCCAGACATTATCAAAGGTGGTCTTGGTTTCCGGCTTCCGGACTTTCTTGATGCCAATGGGGGCAATGGCGGGCATCCCCATTTCATCTAGGGTTTCACCCATCACCGGCTCGTCTACCCAGTTGTATTCAACCGTGGAGTCTTCGCGCCAGTAGACCTTCAGACAGGCGTGATTCTTGCGGGCCAGATCCTGATAGGCCCGCCCGAGCTGTTCGGCGAATTTGTTGCGGTGAAAGCGATACTCCAGATACTTTTGCATGACATCCGCACCGGGATGATCCTCTTCGGTGCGGCCGGAGATGGTGAAGATCTGGTCATTTTTAGGAATCGTGGTTGAGTGGATATGGGCAAACCAGCTTTCAGCGGCGTCATAAGCCCAAGGCAAACAAGTGTTGCTCATCCAGTCCAGCTCAGGAGATTCGATGGGCTCCATCCGGCAATGGTAAGCGTCTTCACACTCTTTGGCGTGATCCATGTACTTCTTGCGCTCAGCCTTGCCCTTGTCCCAGCAGTCCTTGACGAAGGTGATGATCTCTTCCTGATCATCGGCAGACAAAGTAACAGGCTTGGCCTGGATGACTGTCTTTTGGGTTTCCATTAACGTCCTCGTAAGACTTTATTCAGCGCGTTGGGGACAGTGACTGCCGGGCCGGTGGTGGTGGATTTCAGTACAATCGGATCGTATTTCTCTACCAGGTAGCTCGCCGCGTCCCAGATATGCTTGGTGAACTTGCTCTTGGGGTTCTTTTCGATGTCTTTGACCGTGGGCTCGTCAATCTGGCCGGTGCCTTCCTTGTATTTGAGGTTTTGGCAGTTCCAGATCAACCATTTGCACTTGGGGTTGATGAAAACCCTTCTCACGCCTGTGGTATTGCAGACCGCTGCATTCCACGCTGCAACCCTGTCCAGAACCGCCGGGTTCTTTTCCCGCACGTCCACCCGCACCCTCGCTGGGTAGTTGTGAAAGTTGAAGCGGTTCACCATTTGCGTGTAGCTGGTGCCGCCCACTTGCTCAGTCCGGACATCCCGGTTGTTCCCTGATGCGTCCCCGGTGATGACAATGGAGCGCTCATGCTCGGGGTAGCGCCTAACGAATTCATCGATGCATTCGTTGATATTGGTGTTCTCGATGACAATCTCGTCAAAGAAATGATATTCGCCGTTGTACCGGTGAGCCAAAGCCCACGACATCGGGTCAACGTTGAAATCGCAGGTGAGGTAGACATCCAGGTCCTTTTTGTAAGGTGTTTCCTGGATGTTGACATCGGAAAAGTTGTAGCTCACAAGGCCTCTCGTGTAGTCCCCGTCCAGTCCGAGAACCATGATTTTCCAGAGCTCTTCGTCATAACTGGCTTTCAAGGATGCAATGAACGCATCCGACACATGCGGGTTGTCCAGTGTTCTCGCAATCACTCGGCGTTGACTCACCCGAATGGTGTTGCCGCGAATTTCCTGCTCTGTTACTCCGGCGTTTTCAACGAAGTGGTGATACAGCCAGTCTTTTTGTGCTTGGGGGTTGGTGGTGAGGATCACCCGGATCGGATCGCCTGCTTTCGCTTGCCGCAATCGCCCCAGGAATTCCAGATAGGAAGCCTCCGGAATCAACGAAGCCTCTTCCAGGTGCCCGCCGATGCCGTTAACAGACCGAAGGCTCTGCGGGTCATCCACACCTTTGAAAATGATGCGGGCATCATCCCAGCCGGGAATGCGGATGATATGATCCGACTTGTTATGTTTATAGCGAACCTTGGCATCATCCAGGAGTTGCTCGTAGGTTTCACAGGTGGTGATTTTCAGTCGGGCGTAAGTATCCGCCCCCACCAACCAGGTAGCGCCGTGGTTTTGTGAAAGGACAGACAGGCCGGTTAGTGAGCCAAGAAAGGTTTTACCGCTGCCCACGCCGCCCTGATAAAGCTTGATGTCGTAATCCACGCCTGCGTCAGCGTTGAACACTTCCCATTGCTTGGGGAGGAGTTTGATATCAAGCATCGGGGGAAACGTTGAATCCCGGTGTCTCTGTCTCTTCCGGGTCTTGCTTGGCGAGCTCGGCCAGTTCTTTCTTGTAGCGGTGCTTCTGTCTTTCCAGAATCAACGCCAGCCCGGCCTTATGGTCATTGTCTGCAAACTTGCTGGAGTAGCCTTCGCCGTCTTGAATGGTGAGCCCAATCAAACCAGACCGGCGGGCTTCCCTGATTTGTTTGCCGGTGTCCAGAATGAGGTCCATATAGACCGAATGAATCTCTTCCAGTTCATCTAGAACGTCATTCTCGATTTTTGCGGATATTTCCGATTTTTTACGAGTCCAGCCTTCGTGGTTTGCCTTGTCGCTGACTTGCTTTGCGGTTAATCCGAAATCAGCGGCGATGTCCTTGGGTTTCTCCCCGGTGAGGTAGCGTTTCTTGATGGCCGCCCAATTGACGGGTTTCTTCATACAAGACTCTTCAGTCCTTCTAATCTGGCCGCCGGGATCTTGCGGTAATAGTCCGAAAGTACCAGACCCACTTGATCATAAAGCGGGAGTTCCAGGGCTTTCCGGTAACAACTGGCAGCGGCGGCGGGTTCGTTTAAGGCTTCATACACTAATCCGATGAGCGTGATGGGTTCCGCTCGCTCGGGTTCAAGGCGGTGGCAAATCTGAAGCAGGCGCAGGGCATGCTCTAGGCGTTGGGTGTCTTTATCTTCTCCAGCGATTTCAAGATTGAGTTTCCCGCAATAAAGAAGCGAAATGAATCGGGTAGCAGGGTCGACGCCGGGATAGTGGCTGGCTCGGTAAAAGAGCTCTTCGGCGTTTCGTTTGTATAGACTGACGTTTTCAGGTTTGTCGGGATGGACAGCGAGAAACCGATAAGACTCAGCGATTCCAAACCAATTCTCCGGGTCTTTCTCTTGTAGGATTTTTAGATATTTGAGGGCGGCTTCCGGTCTTCTGGTGTGGGGTTTCCGATGGAGAACCGTGAAGTCGGAGTACATTGTTTCCGTTATGGCCGGGCGCTTGGGGATGGGGTTTTCGTGCACGTAGCCGCGCCAAGTGAAATCCTTGGTTTTGAAGACTTGCAGGCGGCGCTGGTAGCTGGATTCGTCTTGCTTGTACCGGCACCACAAGCCAGAGAGACGTTTCTTGCGGGCAAACTCACAAGCGGGGGCGATGGCTTCCGGGTTGAGTGCTACATCATCCGCATCCAGCCAGATTGTCCAAGGCGTTTTAACCAATGAGAGAGCGTGATTTCTCGCGGCGCTGAAGTCGTCAATCCACTCAAAATGGCTAACGGTAGCGCCAAGGCTTTTGGCAATATCGACAGTACCATCGTCACTGCCAGTATCCACAATGACCATTTCATCAACGAAATCACGAATGCTTTTGAGGCAGGTTGCAAGTATCTTCTCCTCGTTCCGGACAATCATGGAGAGGGTGATCACCAGTAGTCACCCTCGCATTCATGGCAAATCGGGCAGCCATCAATGTTGTTCGTGTGGTAAAGCTGGCAGAGCTGTTTTTCCAGTGGTTCAAGAATTTCTGAATGGAAACTCTGTTGCCGCACCTGCTCTTGCTCTTTGGTTTTTTGCTGTGCTATCTCTTCCAAAGTAGGCGGTGGGCGGTCTGGATACTTTGGGAGTGGAGCGGTAAGCATCCGGTGATACCAGTGCCGGTTTGTTTCCTGAATCAGGTTGAAAAGCATTTCGGCACTATCCATTCAGCACCTCTCTCTCCCATTGTTTGGCAATGTCCATCCAGTCTTTGGGCGGCAGGCCCTGTGGGGGTGCTTTATCCAACCCGTGAAAGGTGGGGTTGTTTATTTTGAAGTCAGTCCAGCATGCCCGCTCCGGCAATGCCCCAAGGTTTGTGACCCATGGAATGCACCCGTGCGCAATCGCCTCATCCAGAGCCAAGCAGTAAGTCTCCGGCCAGATGCACGGATAAAAGAAAATACTGGCCCGGCTGTACTCGGCATAAAGCTGAGCCTGATTCAGAGCACCCTTTAGCTCTACGCCGGGCATTTCTGACAGTTCATCAAAGATTTTCTGGTACTGGCTGTCTTTTTCAGCTTCCCCATAGGTTCCCATTGATGAGCAGATGGCTATGGTGGCTCGGGGTTCCCGTTCTTTGATCTGGGTGAACAACTTGGGGATTCGTTCAAGGCCCCGGAATGGTGTGCTGGCATAGATAAGCCGAAATGGATCTTTTTTAGTGGGACTGTGCAATTCACTGGTCCAGACACCGTGACCGATGGTTGTAGACTCCATCCGGAGAACTCGCCGAAAATCGTCAGCGTGACACTGACTGAGAGTAACAACACGATCAGCAAAACAGCGGGCAAACGCAGCATTTTGCCGGATGACGGGTTGATCTGAGAAATGATGCGCCCACCAGATTTTCTTGGCCTTCGGGAAGTTCTCCAGCAGTTCAGCAACTTGTGTAATGACAACATCCGGATTGCCTTCATATGCCCGGATTTGCTCCGGAGTGGTGAGCCAGGTGACTTCATGCCCGAGTTTTTGAAACGCTTCTCCAAGGAACACACAGGCCTTTTCCGTGCCGCCGCTGGGAAGCTCTCGAACGCTCCGGGAGTCATAGGGCTTCTCCCGCGCGAAGATAAACAGTATTTGCATGCTCTCCTCAATGAAAAACCCCGAGGCTGGCTGGAGCCTCGGGTAGTTGTGAAACGTTGAGATTAGGATGTAGGAGTGAAAAATAAAACCGTCCAGAATGGGAGGACTGGACGAGTTGGAGTGTTAAGAAGATCTCTCTATGCTTTGCACCACAAGGCTTTACAGGCGATATGCAGCCATTGGTCCGTGTGGAAATTGATTTTCCCGTCACACTTCATATAATCAATGACCGCGTGGCAGATGGTTTCCGCAATACCAAAGAGCAGGCTGCCGGTGATGAGGTAGACGAGAACACCGTGCATCAACCCATGACAGAGAAGGACATACGGCCACATTTCAGAACCGGTTTTGTGGCTCTTGAACTTGGCGATGAAATCATTTTGCAAGGCATAATCAGCGAGTGCGTGACCCGCCAGCAAGAGGAAAAACTTTTCCACTAGGCTCCCACTATTCGTTTCACTTGAAGAAAAGGAAAATGGGCTTGGCTGGCTTCTACAATGTCTGATTCTCTTGCAAGCTTGCAGCGTTGGCGGTAGGTGGCTTTCCGGCTGTTGTCCTGAACCCGGTGAGCTGGCCCCCATCCTCCAGGGTAGCGGTTCCGGGTGAATACGTGATCCTTGCGGCAAGCGTTTTCTTTGCACCAGGCCAGCACCACCTGGATTTCCAAAAGACCTTCCCTGGATTCATCCGGGGTGACGCTGATCAATCGATCCGCACGGATGTCCAAGGCTTGCCCGTGATGCATCAGCCATGACGGGGGGATCCAATCCAGCACGCTTTCTCTCCATTTTGGGCGTAGTTATTCAGGGTAGATCCCTTCGGACCCTCTGCTCCGACCGTGCTCCGAGAGCGCTTCCGTCCTCATTGCCCGTGTCGTTGCGGTTTGCCGGTCGGCTCCGGCTCAATTCCACGTCTTACAACTCTAGGGGACTACTACTATGTCATCTCTTACCTCAACTATAGAGCCTGTTGCTTGTTTTTTCAAGGGTTTCAGCCAATAAAAAAGCCGCTGGTTTAGGGCGGCTGCATACAAAAGGTAATGGTAATCGTTGGCTCAACTATATCATTGTTTTTATTGTCTATCCACATAGGTAATGGATGAGCGGGTGGGGACGGGGTAGATTGGGGTGGGATGTTTCTGAATCAAATTTGCCTTTTACAAGTCAGCCTTAAGTTTTCCACGCTTTTTACCTTTGTTGCCCCGGTTGCTCGGGGTTTTTTATTGGTTGGGGACAGGGATTGAAGCATTCACAAAGCCGGGAGGAGCGCCAGGAACCAAGAAGCCGTCTTCAAGGGTTGCGGGAGCCCCGATAAACCAGTCGCGCCCCTCTTTCTCTATGATGTAACCGTGCTTTCTGCCTTCTGCAATCACCCATTCAGGAACGAAGTATTCCAGCGGCCTGGATGGGGTCACCGTGTTTTCCCGCAATCTCTCGGCGGCTTCTCTGACCATTTCCGGGGTGAGTGCCATATAAATACCTTATCTATTTATTTGTTAGGGGCTGGCGGTAGCGGCATCCAGTGGGTTACATGCCATAAGTCTTGGTATTTCCCCGTCAGATCCCACCACTTCCCAACTTCGTGAGATGAAACCTGCCCCATAGTAACCGTTTCGGCATACCGGTTGTCATTGATAGGGCGCCACCAGAATAGCACCCATTTATCTAAAGGCGCGGTTTCAATTGGCTGCCATTCCCTCATTATCTATTTATAATCCTTTCTATTTAGTCTTGGAAGGGGGTTTCGGCTTTTTGCGGGCTGTAATCGCTTCATCTAGTAGGGTTTCCGTCATCTGACTCGGCGTTACTCCTGCCCTTAAGGCTTCTTCTTGAATGAATGCGGCAATCGTCCGCTTTACCCTCATTGCGATGGAGATGCGGCGCGGGCGGTAGTGCTGCTTATTCAAAAGCTTATACCCTCTCGCCTTGAAATCAGCAATTGCTGCACGCTCAGCATCCCGCGCCTTCGCCTTCGGAACCACCTGAAGGATCTCCATTCTGGCGAAGGGTACCCGGCTAACCCTGTGGGCTTGCTCCCGGACCTTGGGGTCCGCTGCCTGCCCAATATAAACCGGGATGTCATTCGTATCATATAGTGCGTAAATGTATTTTTCGGTCATACGTCAATCTCCAAATCATCCGGCTCATCTTTATACGCCAGCCAGCAGGCCGACCAGCCAAAAAACTTGTAGCCGCGCCAGTCTTGGATCTCGCCGCGCTTGAATTGCCCGACAACCTTGCGCAAATAGACTTGGTGAACGTCTTCACGCTTTGCCAGCTTGGCTAAAGATAGTAGTTTCATTTCTGTTCCCTGCCGCCAATACCACTACATTATATAACTACAGAGTAAACAATTCAATCAAAAAGATTACCACAGGGTATTGTGTTATTGTTTACCACGTGGTAACCTATATCTATAGTCAAGTTAAACCAAGGAGATCAGCAATGGATAACTTTAAATACTTCACCGAATGCGAAGGCGAAACGGTTCAACTCCTGAATGTTTACCATGACGGCCATATCTCCAGCAAAGCCCACCACTTCACCGGCACCTGCCCCAAGTGCGGCCAGAAGCACACTGCTAACCGTAAGATCGAGTATAAGAACCGCCCGAGCCTCCACCAGTGCGATGCTCGCTGTGAAGGTGCCACCGGCCACAAGTGTGAATGCGCTTGCGGCGGTAAGAATCACGGACGGGCGGCCTAATGGCTGCCCTGAGTGACTATGACAAGTTCATAGTGAAGCACCTCCAAACCCTGCAATGGCTGGAATCCTTGGAGAAGGACTATCAGGCCAACAAGCTAAAGTTTCCGCGAGAACTGGAAGCCGCCACCCGGTCGCTGAAATTCATTCTGAACGAAATCGGTAAAAAGCAGATGACAGAAGGGAACCACCCATGAACCCCACCTTGCAAAAACAACTGGATTTTATGGAACGCCTGATAGAAGACTATGAGCGCGGACTTGTTCAGAAAGAGCCTTTCCTGAGTATGGTTCGGGGAGGTTTCCGGGAAGCACTGGACATTGCTTTCAGAAGCGGGCGAACCTCTGGATGGGATGAAGCCTTTGAAAAAATCAAAGCACTCGAAGCTTAACCATCCCCTTAGTTACCCTCTATAAAGTGAATAGGAGAATTAGAAAAGTGAGCGGATGGCGAGACATGAAAAGCGCCCCTCGGGACGGGACACCCGTAAACATTAAGATTCAACTTGTGAGTGGTGCTGAAAAGATTTATGAACAATGCCGCTGGCATGAAAGCCGGATTGTGCAATGCGAGTGCTGCGAAATCTGCGGTGAAACATTTGATTCAATCAGCCGCGAAGGCTGGTATTCCAACTATATCCGGCTCCCCATTTGCAAGTATCTCGGTTGGAAACCGTTAAGTGAGGACCTTTATAGGTGTATGAGCTGCCGGGCGGATAACTGTGAATGCTCTAAGCTGCTAGCTGAGCGCGCTCCCCGCCACTAACCCAATTGATGCAAGAATCTTATTTGAATATGGAGAATGAAAGATGGCCAGCGGACGCCCTTTTGCCCCCGAATCTGATGAATGCGCTTGGTGTCAGCGAGAAATCGAGGACATGCGCGACTGCTTCGATGTGGGGAACCCTTGGATGACTGGCAAGCACGAATATGTGTGCCGGGAATGCTGGGAAGAACGGGACTAGCCTCTAACTAACTATATAGAATTTAGTCTTATATTTTTGAAAGGAGAACCCTTGCCGCCTGGTGAGGGTTTTTGCCTGATTAGAGAATACCAGCTAGGGACAGGTGGGAATAAAATGGCGGGTGGGTGTTGCCTTCAAGCTACAAAACCCTCTATAGCCTCTCCTTTTTGTGAGATACAGCGGTTAAACTTCCTTTTGGGATGCCTCGGTCATACCGGGGCTTTTCCTTATGAAATCAGGCGGAGCTGTTGGGGTTCAGGCAGATCTCTACAAACTGTAGACGGATCCCCAACTTGCAAATCAATCTGATTCCCCCAAGCGTCCCAACCGGGATAGGGGCGGCGAGCAAAAAGTTCTATCTTGCGGCTGTCTGGATACATCTGATCAATCGCTCGGTGGATATCGTCAGGCTTTCTTGAGTGCTCGCCCCTCGGTCTTTGAATAACAGAGGGGTGCATCTTGCGAACTGGTGGCACGCTACCTCGCACGCCCAGCAAAACAATTTCGGGATTAGAAGCAGTGTAAAAACCAGGGCCATACACAGGGTGAGCGTCACCACGACGAGTTTTAACCCAAGTAAACGCAACCGTCGCATATCGAAACCCCCACCCTTTCAGCAACTCCACACTGAAGTCCAACCTCGGATAGGTTGCCCACATAAACAATGCACAGTTATCGGCCGCCAGCGTGTCAATGAACGACCGCATGTCCAATAATTCGGCATCCTTCATCAGCGGGTAATGCTTCATCGCACCACCGCCGAATTTCGTCTTGTTTTTTCGCTCTCCGCCAGTCTTCCGATTGTTGTAATGCCAAGGCGGGTCGCACAATATCACGCTGTACCTCATTCCCTCATTATGATCCCCCAAGATCCCCATGCCTAGTGTTCATGAAGAAAGATCAAGATTCCCCCCATAGTTCAAAAGCATCATCAACAACAGCCTTACAACTTTATAAACAGCCATCCCCACCCGGATCCCATGCCATGATTCCCACAAACCGCCCAAGATATTCCCCATATTGGCGTATTTTCGTTTTCATTTCTTTACTATCTTGAGGGGACAGGGTTTTCCTGTTCGAGTGGAAATCGAGTGGTAACAACGTAAGAGGGCACATTAAGAATGGTTAATTTTCGATTGAAGGGGATCCATCAGTTTTCTAATATATTAGAAAAGCCCCCGCGCAGCCGGATACTGCCGAGGGCGTGGCCGATTCTGATATGGAGAACCGACACCTTGGAGAATAACACACGCCAGATCCCTCTAGGCAATGGGCAATTCACAATTGTTGACGAGTGGGATTATGAATATCTGAACCGGTGGAAGTGGCATGTCAATAAAAACGGGTATGTCCAACGCACGGTTAAACGCTGGAATTCTGAAAAGAACCCCATCACCGTCCTGATGCACCGCTCCATAAACGGGACACCGCGCGGGCTAGACACCGACCATATCAACGGGAATAAGCTGGATAACCGGCGCAGCAACCTGCGGTCTGTCACCAAAAAGGAGAACAGTTGGAACCGGCACGGGCTCAGAAAGGACAACAAGTCAGGGTTCAACGGCGTCCACCGGGCTCCACACCTAATCAAGCACCCTTGGGTGGCTCGACTCGGGGATAAAATCATTGGCAGCTACTCCAACCCGGTAGATGCGGCAATCGCTTATAACTGGGCATGCCTGAAAGAACGGGGCGGAATGGCCGTGTTCAACGAGATTTACCCCGCCTGACATACACAGGATATCTATCGAACGTATTTACGAGCGAACGCGATCTCGTCTATACTGCATGGAACATAGGCGGAGAGAGCCATTTTGGAAGCGATGTACGGCAGTTTTATTGCCTGGTGTTTGTTCGTGCTTTGGGGGTTAACTCTGAAAGCTTTGCGGGCGGGTTGAAGTAAGAAGGAAGGTATTGAATGGATACGGACGAAAGAGCCGCCGTCTTGGCGTGGATTGAATCGTTGAATGATGGGGAGCTTATCGAAGTGCTGGCGGGGCTGCTGGTAGGGTATGATTAAGTAAGGCGCAGAATGGCCATGAGGCTCACAACGAAGGCGACGAACTTCCAGAGGTAGTCTTTCATGAACTCTTCTTTTGTTAGGAAATCTTTGGCCTTTTCGTTGAACACCCTGTTTACTTCGCTTTCAACGGTGGCGGTAAGCCCTGGATCTGTGGAGGGAGTGTTGCTAGTGGTTATTCTCTCTTGGTTTTTCTTTGAGGGATTCTCTGCCAGTTTGGCCGCCGGGGTTTCTTTGAGAACTTGAGCCAACTGGATGAGGGGATGTAGTATTCCGGCCAGCATAGACAGAACCAGGCACCCCAATCCGTAAATAGTAAGAACAAGCCCGATTTGTGAAACCCAACTCGTGGTGATGCCCATAAGCAGTGGCCCGACCACCATGGAAAACAGCATTGCTGTAATCCAGATATCACTTGCCAGCGCGGTGATTCTTTTTTGTCTGAACTCTGGGTTCATTTCTTTTCTTTCTGTGGGGTTAAGGGGAGCCCGATTGAAGCGAAGCTAACCGCCGCCCCGGCATCCAGTACCGCCCATGTTGAACGATCCAGGTGGACCGGGATAATCGGGTTGAAAAGCAGGGCGATGGTGACGGCAACCGCCTGTTTTCCGCCTGTGGTTTTATACGCCAGCATGACCGCCGCCGCGCAGACCACCCAGCGGAGAAGCTGGTAGTAGCTGTATGGGAAATGAAGGAAAACCGCGCCGAGCAGGAACAGGATGGCGATGATGATGAGGGTCTTCATCTGCACACCTTGCCTTTAATCCACCCAAAAATCCACACACCAATGGAAAACAGAACCACCAGCCAGAGCAGAGAGCCCAGCAGACTCCACAATCCACCCCAGATGGCGAAAGGGTTGAGGGCAACCCCAAAGACTGCGCCAACGCCCCATATCGCCAGCGCGATCATGCCAAGTATAACCAACCAAGGAGCGGCCCAGCTAGCGATCGCCGCTGCAAAAGGAACACCGATAAATAAGTATACGCACCCCCAAAGGATGTCCCCTTTTACGAAGTTTCCAACAGCAACGCCAAACACCATAAGCACCAAGGCCGCCTGAACCACCATTGTAAGAATGCCTATCCCAAGCATTCCACCGTATGCCAAAACCCCACCACCGATCATGGCCGCGTCTTTTAGCCGTGTGTCTTTTTTTACCTCGTAAAGCTCACCTTTTCGGACAGCCCGCAGGGCATCAAAATTACTCATACATCCTCCACGCTTGTTTAATGATCTTTATAAACCGCAAAGTCTTTTGGAATTGATCTACTTCTTTTCTTTAGCTTTTTGGATATGTCCACCCTGGCGGCGGGACAGATGGGTCTTTCCATTGCCATAATGGGTTTAGAGGGTGGAATTTGAATTCCGGCTTGGGTGGGGCAGGGGGTTTTTTCCAGTCGGTTTCAATCCAATTGAGCAACATCGCAAGCATAATTACGGGCCAGCCGACCAGAAAGCCGATGAACCATAAGTCGCCAGTATCTCTGTCCTTCATTTCCTGTCCTTCTGCACTATAAAAATACCGCTAGCCAACGTGACAAAAACTGCAACACTCCCACCGCCGAGGTATAAACTGCTCTCGCTCAATTCCCATCCTGCAACCTGGCTGGTTAACATTACTGCGAGCAGGGAAAGGCTCATTACCCCTGGAATCCAGCAGGTCCCAATAATCCCCGCCTGGACAAGACTCCCGAGAAATACAAACAGTCTTGAATCACTCATTTCTTTTCTTTCCTACGTTGCATTTCCTGCTTTACCATTTCTGCAAATTCGTCTGGGTGTTCTTTTACGGCCTTCTGGACAACGGGAGGGGCTTTAGCCAAGATAGATTCATAGGCTTGCCGGATCTTGTCTTCCCCGTTCTGATCAATCAGACTCAAGAGTTCCATCTTTTGGAGGTCCAGACTCATGCCAGGGGCGGCGGCGATGCGCTCAAGCATTGCCTCAGTAAACCGCCGTTTGCCGGTCTCGTACTTGTTGTAGTTGGCAGCAGATACGCCGATAGCCAGCGCAAGCCGCTCTTGAGAGAGGCCAGCCGCCAAACGAGCCCGTTTTACTTCATCAGCCACGTATCCCATATCCCCATATGGTAGGGGAGTTGTTACGGTTTGTAACTTGTTCAAGCTTGTAGGTTGTCTATGGATTGACACTGTACAAAATCTCAAGTAGATTAGACTGTACAAAGTTTGACAGGGTACAAAAAGAGGCAACACCGATGACCCAAGAAGATAAGACTTTTTGCCAAGTTCAGATCAAGGTTCAGCACCGCGACGAGCTTAGGAAGATTGCCGAGCGTCAGCACCGTTCGATGGCGGCTCAGATTGCCTACTGGATCGAACAAGAAACAATCAAATCCTTGAACCAAAGGGAGGCGAGTTGAGATGTCTGCCAGAGTAGACAAGTGGAACGAGCTTCTCATGTCAATGAATACCCCTCCGGCTGAGGATCTCAGCTACAGCGTGAAGTACCGCTTCACGTTGCAAGGTCAGTCGGGGGCTGGTGAGGCATCTATCGTATTCCCTCATCCACTCGAAGAGATCAGCGGGGATGTGGGTGGTTTCCAGTCCAAAGACAAAAGCCGGGTTGGGTTCTCTGCCCTCCTCCTTGGCTTCGGCGCGCTCGGTCTTGGCTGTCTCTATCTTGGCGGCAAGGTACTGCAAAGCCGCTTGATTCAGCTCGGAAAACAAGTCCGTCATTCTGTTGTCTCTCCACACGAAAGTGAGGGCTCCAATGGCCGCTAGACACTTCCAATCTTCTTACGACCGCCATAATAGCCGAAAGCTCTACCGTAAGAAACAGCGTGAAATGAAACTTTACCAAGAGTTGGCCATCGCCGCCGCCTTGATTCTCCCGTATCTGTTGATTCAGTTCTTCTAGTCCCGAAACACGTACTTTCCTACATTAGCAAACGTTATAACGGGGCCGCTGAGGCCAAACCAAGGCGGCCCATTACTTTCTAGCGAGGATTTTTGAAATGTCTTCTATCCCCCCTCTCAACTACATGACAACCCAGCCCGGCGGCGATAACCCTATTCCTTTCCTTGCTGCCGCCGGTGCTTTTCTTTGCCGGTACTGCTACGACAGCGGGATTGCTTGCGGGTACTGCGGCGAGGGGACGGATTCTCTGGATTGTTTGTTTAACGAAGCCAAAGCGCTAGATAGGTAGGTTGAAATGAGAATCAGATTGCACACAAAAGAAGTGAACAGTGACGAATCGGTGATCCTGCTTGGGTTGCACGATCTGGCTGTCCGGCACGGGATGTCCCCAGAGGAAGTGCGGTTTGCCGGGATGAAGTACACCGAGATCTGCGGGTCTATTCCAGTGGGTCAAGCTGTAACTGAAAAGGCGCTGACGCCCGCTCTGTTGACGGAGGCGCTCTAAATGAAAGTCCTATCTGACGACCAATGCAAGCGCTTAAACGACTTGCTTTATACCTTGGAGACAGATGCGTTACGGCATTACCCGCCGTTTACGGAAAGGATCAGTGAAGTCCGGACGTTGTTGTGGCTGTTTGGGCATGAATTGCCGGTGCTGGGGGAAGTGTCGTGACCTACCAACTCACAGACAGAGAATGTGTCTCGATTCTGTTGGATTTTTTCAAATTCAACCTTTGGGAAAAGCGGGATATGGCCCGGAAGGCTTGCAAGGTCTTGGAAGGCAACTGGCCGGAGTATTCATTCAAAGCTGTTTACGGGTTTATCGATGGGAAATCCACGCTCCCTGAAGCCTTCAAGGTTGTTTTGGAACTGGATCAAGTATTGAGACAAGCGGAGGAAGTGGCGAAGTGAAGTTTCTTGACCGCTTAACTTACACGGTTTCTACCTTTAAGGGCGGGTATGTCCCGCACCTCTACATTATTCGTTGGGAGGAGAAATGGCATATCCGCCTGACTCAGAAGCACAGCACCCGAATCTTGGAGTTCAAGCGTGAAACCAAGGGAAAAAACACCCCGGTTTGATCACGAACAAGCCGTAGAAAGAATTAAAGCCCGAATTGAGGAATTGAAAGATGAGACTCAGCGAACAGACCGAGAAACTCCTTCCCGCCCTGCTGGCGATTCAGAAGGAAGTGGAAGTCAAAAAAACTGAAGAGAACCCCTTCCACAAGAGCCGCTATGCCGACTTGGAAACTATCTACAGGGCCATACTCCCGGAAATGGAAAAACATGGCTTGGTGGCTGTGCAAACCGTGGATGATGACGGATGTTCGCCGGGGCAAGTCTTGG